TACACATCCGACAAGTCATCAGCCATACGCCTGCACCTCCGGCCTCAAAGTCAAAGAACCATACGAACCCCGAACCGACACCACACGTTGCCGGTACGTGCCATCAGCGACCCACCAGTCATCCGCAACAGACATGTCCAGAAGACGACCGGGCGCGGCGAGCATCGGAGAGAAGTCGTCACCCGCATCAACAGCCAACGACCACTGACGCACCGGGAAACGTTCAGCCGCAAACGCCGCGTTCGCCATCGCCTGCAACGCCCCCTGGTCACGAATGTCCTTCGCATAACGGAACGCGTCACGGATCGGACGGCCGTTCGGTGAGCCCGCCCACGCTGTGATCGTGTCCTCACCGTGTCCGCGGCCAACATAGAAGACACCAGTCAGCCGTTTCGATGAATCGTCCGTTACGCTCACGTCCGTCGCTGCCGGCTTCTCCACGCTCAACGGCACATCGATCGCGGCACCGATAGCGATCTGCGGCTGCACAAGCATCTGCCACCGCACCGAGTACGTCGACGTGAAGTACGGTCGGAACCCGATCTCGTACCCCTGCTCCTCGATCGCCTGAAACAGCGACTCACCAGTGACCATCTCGTCACGCTTCACAGCCCTCGAGTACGCCCCCGACGCGTCAGCGGACAGGTCGACAGGAAGGTTCCACTCAGGAGCCCACTGGGTCAGGCGTGCCATCACCCGAGCCGCCGCCCCGGAGTGCGTCCGATTCGTGATCGTCAGGTCACCGTTGATGTAGTTGTTGACACCGAACGTCGACCGGTCGTTCGCGAACGCCCGGATACCGCGACCGGTGACCTTGAACGTCCCCGCGGACATGTCGTACTCGGCGACACGGTTGAAGGTCGCCGACTCGATGTGGTCACCCCATGACACAACCAGGAACCGGGTATCAGCGTCGAAGTAGTCGTTGAACGCCGCCCGAGCCTCCGCCCGAGAATCGAAACCCTGAGCCTCAGCAACGAACTCCAACGACGACTCGTCCACACCGGACACCTTCGCCGTCCACGAGCTCGACCCCTCAGGGTTCAGCTTGAACAGCCGATCCCCCGTGAACGTGTCATGAACCCAACACTCGCGCGGAGATTCCATCGAGCCCCCTAAACGAACGTGTCCCTGACCTGCAACCGTGAGCCCTGTGGGCCGGTGAACGTCACGGGAGCACCCGGAGCCACAATCAACGACTGCGCCTTCGAGAACACCCCCGACTGGAGGACACCATTGCGCCGAACCCGAGCAGTAGCCGTCTCGATCGTGTGCGTCTGCCCCGCACTCAACGCCTGCGTCACCGTGAACTCACGACCCGCGACAGAAAGCGTGTACGGGGCCGTCTGCGGGCCAGTCACCACCACATCAGCCACAGCCCGAAAGTTGCCGTAGTGGAACACCGGCCCCGGCCGGAACGAACGGGGCTCGCCGAACACCTCCGGGTCAGGACACCACACACCGATCGAGTACGACGCCGCCCGACCATACGTCAGACGCTTCACACGCGGCTCATCATCCAGCTGCACGTCACACCAGTGCGTGCCAAACGCCGAATCAACCGTCAACCGCCCGAACTGCCCATCAGCAAGAACACTCGCGAGCTGCGCAAGCGCATGATCCTGCTCCACAGGAGTGTTCGTCAGAATCTCGCCGCTCCACGTCACCAGACGCCCCGTGCGGTAACCGCGCTGCCTCTGCGACCCGTGACCGAGGGGGCGCGGAGAATCGTCCCTACGGACCCCCACGCCCCCCTTACCGATCCACCCCTGAAGAGCATCCCGCTCCACTGTGAAACGTGCATCACCCGCGTCCCCCAGGAACGTCAACCCGCCAAGTCGAATCCGCATACGTCAGCCCTTCAGCGCTTCATTTATCGCCGCCGCCGACTTGCGAGCCAGATGCGACTCATTCATCCCTGGCAGTGCGTAGATGTTCTCGGTGATCTGAATTGGACGCTGCTCAGTTGGCATCGGAACCTGCTGATAACCAATCCGGTCGCCAGGGGACTGCCACGACCCGGTGCGCAGCGAAGCACGGTACGCCTCAATCCCTGCGTGACCACCAGCAGCATCCACCTCAGCGGCGGTGATGACATGCTCCCCGGGGGCAAGCATGCGCAGCTCCGAATCGACTCCTTTCGGACCACGGCCGACCACGGGACCACCCGTCGCCTGACCCGGAGGTTTGAGGACCGTGCCAACCCCGACCGTCGACACAGGAATGTTGAAGTGAGTCCTGACAGCCTCGTTCAGCCGGCCCAGCAGCGAATCCAGCCGCGCGTTCGCATCGGCGGTCTCAAGGAGTACCCGGATCGTCCGGTCTGGTGGCATCCCGAGAAACGTGTCCCGCAGATGCGCGGCCTCCTCCTCGCTTGCCCCCATCTGGATCGCCGCTTCATACAACTTCTGCCGCTGCGCTTCCAGAGTCTCCGTGAACGCTGCCGCGTCACCATCAAGCTCGAGTTGCGCGGCAGCCGCGTCCGACGCATCCTGCGACAACCTCACAAGCATCTCTTTGTTCGCGGCACCCTCGGCGGTTGTGATGTTCAGCCCGCGACCGAATCCTTCGACCCCATCGTTGATGTTGCGGATCTGCTCGTCCACGTCGCGGAGGGTGTTCTGGTAGTCGATGTTCGCCGTTACCGCGTCACGGTTCTTGCCGTTCGCCTCATCGATGGACGAGATGAGCGCAGAGAACTCGTCATTCAGAGCGCCAACCGCGTCCGACTCGGCCATATAGGCTTCCGCGGCGGTCTGCGTTACCTTCACGCCCTCCTCCGTCGCGAAAGCGAGGAGTTCAGTCATGTCGATCTGGCCGTCTTTCGTGGTGACGTCCCTACCCTGAGCATCAGCGAGCTTCACGAGCTCATCGCGGTACGGCTTCATCGCGTTGAGGAGATCGACCTGCTCCGACTTCGACAGACCCATCTCTTCCGAGAGCATCCGGAATGAGCGAGCCGCAGCGGGTGCATCGGTTTCCGCGAGCTTCGCCATCTCCTCACCCATCGTGGTGAGCACTGCGGAGAGCTGACTCGTCTCCCCACGCAGACCCCGGAGGAAGTCGTTGTGGGCGATGATGTC